AGCTGCAGGAGAACACTTAAATGTGTCAGGCTGCGGGAGTGTAGTAGCGTACACTTTGAACTTTTGATTCCGTTTTAAATCGTAATATATAGATAAAGCAAAAGCCCACTCTGCGAAAGCAGGTGGGCTTTTGTTATCGTCTAAATCTTAAAAGGAGGTAAAGGAGCACCTTTTTCATCTAAGTTAACAGTATATTCTTTTCCTTGATAAGTATACACTTTACCGTTTATGTTGTTTAACCTATAGATGTTATCAGTTTTTGTCGCGTAATCCCTGCAAGCTTTTCTATAAGCAACCCAATCCCCTTTTGTACCCACAGATCTTGTATCCTCATCCTCTATGTAGTTGAGGTTTATCTCTATTTCCCCGTCACTTTTCAACCTCTCCTTCATCTTGTTGTACCAATATTCCGCCTCTACTTCCTCGGCGTCCGTACCTACCTCAGTGATAACTTGGTCATATACATACCATGTAACAACCTCCTTCTCTTCGTTGGTTTTATGGTGCTCCTCTACTCCTAGGTTTACCAACTGTTTTCTTTGTATATATTGCACTTTATCAGGGTAATCTTTACTTTCCACTTTTCTTATTTGCATATTTTCCTCTTAAGGTGACTGATTTCAGGTATACTATGTACTTTATTTCCGTACTTCTGTTCCAAGTTTTGGAGATACAGATTTACGTACTTTTCCCACAAAGAGTATGCTCCTGTTATTTTTATCCAACCAAAATAAGACATAATCCCTTTGGCTACTCTTGTATCGGATGTTTTACAAAGAGACTTGAAACTCTTAACTATTCTATTTCTTATTCTTGTTTTCCCATCCCTGTAGAATACAACTCCTAAAAAATCTACGCCTCTTTTTTGAGTTACCTTGTAAACCTGATAATTGCTTTTCATAGATAACTTAAGATCTTCCAGGTCTTTTTCTATTGAAATTTTAAGTTTATGAAGATACTCTTTGTCTTCGGACAAGATAACCATATCATCACAATACCTAAAGTAGTTTCTCACCTTGTAAACTTCTTTTATTTTATGGTCTAAATTTGAAAGGTATATATTTCCGAAGTATTGACTGATGTAGTTACCTATAGGGACTCCTTGGCCACTATCAACTATTAGCTCCAATAACCAAAGAGTGTCTTTACATTTTATCTTTTCTCTTATCTTTCTTTTAAGTATAGTATTATCTATGGAAGGGTAAAATTTACTTATATCTATCTGTAAGCAATAAAAATCCTTATTTTCAAAGTTCTCTTTTATGACTTTTCTTATCTTTCTTGTGCATTTGTGAACACCTCTTCCTTTTATAGCTTGGTAAGTATCAGCTATAAAAGTTTTCTTCCATAAAGGTTCTAGAACTTGCATTACGGCATGTTGGATTATTCTGTCAGGGGAAATAAGGTAGTTTATACAATTCTCTTGTTTTACCTTTATCCTGTCTTTGGAAAATAATATAATCTGATACTTTGTAAGATTTTTCCTTGAGAAAACGATAAACTTCTTCCATGTAATAGTCTATGTTTTCATCTACTTCAATTACTTCTTTGTAATGTGTCTTACCTTTTCTAGCGTTTATATGTGCATTAATAATATTAGACGGACATATTATCTTGCTATAAAGGTTTTTGTACTTTTTCATGTTTAGTTATCTCCAATCTTTCGGTTACCCTACTAAAATGTATTGAGAAGTATGTTTTACCAAGAGGTAAAGTTAGTTGCTTTATATCTTAAACTTCAACTAATAAGTGGTGCCATTATTGACATTAGAATTCGTAGAGGAATTATTCAAATTAACGTAGAAGGTACCGTACAACGTACCATTATTCGCATTACCCCTGAATTGGCAAAAAGCAACTTACTTGTATAAAAGCATTTAAAATGCGACAGCGGCGCCACTAGCGACACTAGAACTCGCAGAGGAATTATCCAAAGAAACGCAGAAGGCACCGCACAACGCACCATCATTCGCATCACCCCCGAACCGGCAAACCTTGTCTCCTGTATTACTCCACACCCCATCGGTAACATAAGTGGAGCTGCTTGCTCCTGTCGAAAGAGGTATAAACCCTTTAGCAGAAAAGTTTATATCCTTTGTATAATCTGCAGATGCAACAGGTACTGAAATTCCTGAATTATTGTAAACGTTACCGTCAAAAAGATCACTGGAGAATGAAGTATGGTCGTTTGATATCCATACCTCTCTATTCCTTATGTTTATGCCGTCGATAAACTCCCAAATATCCCCGTAAAAATTCTCAATACCTCTATAACTCATCCATGCATCGTTTGGTGCAGATGATGAATTATTACCCAGAGAGTTGGAATTTCCTGTAGTAACCCCATAGTCTGATCCTGTGCTGTTACCATTACCTAGAATACTTTGTGAATTGAAATCTGCAAATTCTGTAAAGTATAGGATTTGTACTGCGTGAAGAAGCTGCCAATCTGTTAAATGCCAACCACTTCCGTTTGACTCTGCGTAGCTACGGAAGGTATTGATGTTTTGTGAGCGTGTAGGAGTTACACCACTAATACTTCTTAATGCTGTTCCGTCATAGTATCCTTCATATGCTCGGTAATATCGGTAATCTACTTCCACACCATTCTTAATAAATGCGGGATGTAAATCGAACCCTTCTTCATTGATTTCTGAGATTTCTATGGTTTTTGATGTACCAAGCTCTGTGTATTTGTAATAAAACTTAGGGATCTCAACCATGACATTCCCGTCTGTACCCGATAAATCTGATGCAGTACCATCATATTTATAATTACTGTTGTTCGAGTTTAAATAGTAGTTTACGCTTCCATCTGGGTTGAGTACACATCTTTTCATCTTACTTTGTATAAGAGTGTTATTCTTCTGTCCTATACGTTGGTAAGTATCCGCAGATGAATCCCATGTAACTCCATAAGACCCCGCTAACCCCAGTGCCTTAGCTATTGTAAAAAAGTCTATTTTCTTGTTGTTGAATACATCTTCACTATCTGAGATACCAAATAAGTCTTCATCTACTACAACATCTTTTTGTGGTAACCCTTCGATATCAAAAGTATCAGGAAGTTGACTAGGTTTTACATATGCTTTTACATCTTCTCTGTTTTCTACTTCTGTTGCGGTGGCTTGACGTAGATTTAAAACATCTGTACAATCGTACCAATAAGCACCTCCACCTACAGGATCGACGCTGCCTCCGTTATTAGGTCCACTCGCTTGTGTTGCTATGTACCGTTTTCCATCGTTTCCGCGTGTTACATCATTAACACTGTAATCAAAAGTATTTGTCCATTCCCCTTGATCAACTGCAGCAGACAAGGTTTGTAATGTTTGTAAGTAGTTTATTCCGTTTTGATATACTATATAAGTATCATCTTGCCGTTCATTTTGCGTCGGATTAATATTGTCCCACGTTGCCATTTATTGTTTCCTCACTGTATATGTGAAATTAGTAGGGGCGTCTGATGTCAAGTCAGGTAAAGTTGCACCATAAAAATCATAGAGAACAGGATATTCACTTTCTGTAATAGCTTGTCCATTCATTTCTAAAGCTATAGAAGGGACTTCATTGCCGTTTCCGGTGTAAAACAAATCGGGAGCACACCTCACACTTTTTGCATAGCTTGTTAATTCTTTGAAAAGCTGATTAACTTGCTGTGTACTAACAGGTTGTTTTCTCAACCATCCATTTTGAAACTCTTCTTCTACTAAAGGTCTTCGTTGGTTAACTTCAGTAACTCCATCAACCTTTAATTCTTCACACCATATTTTTAAAACTTCCATCTTTTCCTCTATATTATGGTAAAGCTTTCATACTTGTACCCCATACTTCCCAAGTCAAAGGTAAAGTATTTTCAGGAAGGTAACTATATAAGTATGGTACAACCACTCTTAACTGATCAGTTGCATAAGTGTTAACGGGAGGCGGTGAGACTATAAGCTCTTCCCAAGTACTTCCATCTAAAGTGATAAGCAAAGGTTCAGGGACTTCATAGTACCAACTGTTAAAACCTTCCTTTATTGTAGACTGTTCATACTGCTGAACTGCTTGTGTATTTATGAACAAGGGTTCGAAATTTACACCATCTAAAGTGATAAGTAGGTTTTCAAAAACAACTCCATCAAGAGTAACTTGTAAGTTTTCTAACTCTTGAAAATCTTGTTCATAAACAAGACGGACTGCATTGTTAAACACATCACTATGTATAACCGTATTAACTGCTGCTGGTCTTATCTTCTCTAATAGCTGGTAAAGTTCTTTCCCTGTATTAGTTTGACCGTTAAAATATAAAGTGAAGAAAGCTGTACCACTGTCAAAAACTTCTACATCTGCACTCTCTGTAAATGTCCTTATTAAGTCGATAATAACATTGGGAGTTCCGTCAGCATTGTTAACGTTGATTTTAAAGAAGATTTCTTGACGATAATCTTCATCATCTAATCCATTACGTTTCAACCCTACAATCTTGCCGATGTAATCTAGCCAAATACCTTCAGCTAGGTTGATACTTTTCTGGTTAGCAACTTCTACCAAACTTTGCTCTATCTCAAATACTTCTTCAAGATAAATACTTAGTAGTTCTTTTATAACCTCTCTAGATAAGTTATCACTAAGACGGGATACACCTTCTTCTACGTGATTTTTAGGGATAAGTTGTGTCATAATACAACCTCTACACGATCTTCATCAAAAGCTAGATATTGTGTACCTCCTACAGGGATCCTTGTAGTTTGGTAGGTAGGGATGTCTTCTACGGAAGCGGTTGTGGCGATCTCAATCGAATCTACGTAAACCCCATTAACATTACTGTATATTGGCCCATAAAACTTAGTAAGATCAAAATCTTCATCTTTTACCATGTTATCCCCATGATCCACCACCGCAGTTTTTATAGCACTTGGCGGATCAACATTTACTTCTTCTTCGGGATTAAGAGAGTAAGTAACTTTAACCCATGCATATAAAACCGCCTTACGGGAAAACTTAACTGTTTGAAGCTCGTCATCGTTATCTGTAATAACCTTGGTGATATTACCGTATGTTTCTATGCCTGCTGGTTTGGTATCCCATACAACTTGAGCTATACTATCCTCATCTCCTCCAACTACATAGGTTTCATAACTTTTAGGGGGTATATTGTTAACAGTATTCATTGTCCTATTTTCAGTAACAATAACACCTTGTACTCCTGGAATTTCACTTACACTAGCCTCAATAGCGGGTACAGTGGCAGTACCAGTATTTTCTTCTCTTTGTTCCATCCGTAGTCGTAGTTCAGCATCAGTTTCTCTAAAACGTCCTAAGTCAAATTGTACAGGGTTTGTAACTTCTGAATCAGGAAAAGATGATACTACGGTGGTAATTGTATTCGCAGGAAACTCTAATGCACCTGATGTGGCTGCCTCTGCACTTATTACAGCACCAACTTTGTCAATACCCATGTTACTACTTACACCAACACCCATTCCATTACGAAGAGAGTCGAACTGGATAAATATACGTTCATCTTCTACACTAGAGGAAAAGTTGGTGGCGGTGTCGATTTGTGCTGATAAACTGTTAAGTATATCTTCCTTTACTGCAGGAGAAGAACTTGTGTAAAGGTACTTAGCTCCGTTAACACTTACACTATACTCTGTATTATCAGAGAGAGTAAATATTTCAATATAAGCGGTATAACACTCTGAAGGGATTAAAGTAGCGTTTTCTTGTGTTAAAACTTTGCGGTCTAGGTTATCCTTTACAACACTGAACGACGGTACAAAAGTATTTACGTTGTCTGTCCAGACTAAATCTCCGTTACTACCCTGAGCTTGACGTCTTGATAAACCAATCAATCCTGCTAAGTAGTCAAGGTATACACCTTCCGATTTAGAACGGTTACCTGTATCCACAACAGCTTGACCTAAGTCCCAGTTTTCTTTTAGGGCGGCTGCAATAATGTTAGTATACTGACCTGCCACACTATCAGGACTAGTAGGAAAATCCTTACCAAACTTTTGTTCTATTCTTTGAGTTATACTTTCTACTATTTCTTGTTGTGTCTTTGTGACATAACCGTTAGGAGTTACACCTGCCATGTCGTTTCCTTATATTAAAGTTGTTCAATGAAAGGTGGGAAAGTAACCTCTTCACCTGATTGTAAAGTTGCAGTGTAGAAGTATTTAAACTCTCGGGTTGAGCGATTAAAATCGAATCTGCTCGATAAGCTTTTTATAAGAGGTAAACTACTGAGATAACGATCCAAACTTTTCTTCATATAAAACTCTGGATCTGGGAATTTATCTCCTAGGAAGTAACGAATACTTTTACCAAAGTCTTCTAAATCATTTTTAACCCATGGTAACCCGTAATTTACATGTGAGAAGAATTCACCTAAATTAAGTCCTAATGCGATATTAATACGCTGTTGTGCTTCTTGCTCTAAAGAAGGTGTAAGCTGCAACCCCTCTGTTAAATCTAGATCTCCTGTCAAAGGGTCAAGTTTAAAATCTGCCATTTATTCCTCTCTTAACTTGGTTTCCCTGTTTGCGATCCGATGCTTTCTGGGTGAGTATGGTTGTCTAAACTAATCCCTGATGCAGTAACTACATCACCGTCTGAGGTTATAGTAGCTCCGTTCATCTTAATCTCTGACCCTCGAAGCTTAAACTTAGCACCTGCACTATTAACTATCTCAACATCTCCGTTGGCAAATTCTGTCACTGTGACATTATTGTTTTCATAAATACGTGTACCATCAGGTTTTGTTGTTTGAGTACTGTTCGGGCCTTTTTGAATCAAATCTGTCTTACTTGGTTTGTAGTTATTACTTTTTGTGCCAAACCCTAATTCAATCCAACAATCTTTAAGTTTACCTCTGTCAGATATTAAGATGTCAACGGCACTTCCATCACCTGCAAGATACTCTGTTAAGTCTTTGTGAGAGAAATACATAGCAGCTTTGTCGCCAACTGACACAGGATGTTTTTCTTCAAAACCGCCGCCACCTTGTAATCTTACAAACACATCTTTCATTGTTATTTGTTGTAAAGTTTCTTGCTGCATGATACTGTAGTAATCATTAATAAGAATTCGAGCATCTACAACTTGGTGTGTTTCATATTTGTCTGTGTTTTCTATAGTGCAAGGAACAGCGATATACAAGCTTTCTCTTTGGTAAGCTACGCTGTCCTTGTAAATATTTTGTGCAGTGGAATTTCCGAAGAAGTCATAAAACAATCCACCAACGTTTGTATTTTTATACTCTGACGGCATTGTTAAACCACCTGCTCTACTTTGAACACTGTATCCCAAGGACCGCTTCTACTATTTAGTAGCAGACGTCTCCCTTTGATAATATATGTACCAGCGAACCTCTCCATTCCCTCGGCATCAGGTATTTCAATAAGCTGACCAATCTCTGCGGGAATGTAAAACGTATTAACTGTGAGTTTCATGATACTTTCTTTCGTATCACCACTTTTCTCACCGCTACGGTTTGTATTTTCTGTGATACGTTTAATATTATCGGCTGGGATTTCAAATTTTGTTCTGTTAAACTTGTTTAAGTCGTCATCTATAAGACGATACGGTAT